GGTATTAGACGCAACAAAAGATGCAGGCTGCTGAATAACAACATTACCAACCATCATGGTATGGTTTTGACATTGGTAAACATAAGTTGAACCAACCAGATCAAAAGGAACTTTCCAATAGAGAGTGCCAGTTATTTGACCTTGTGCGTTAGAACCTGTTAAGACCGTACCAGTAGTGCTAACGTGTGTTAAACCTGTATTGTAATTGGTGCCGTTGGCTGATGCACGTATCATGAATGGATGGCCAGTCACATTATTTAAAATAAATGATATTGTTTCACCGCCAGAAATATATACTGTCGGATTATTTCCCGAATATTGGTCAATTAAATAAGCACTATTTGCGGAATTCGTTACAGTTAATCCAGTGACAGCAGCTTTTGCCTCACGGGCCGCTGCACTATTATCCGTTATGTTATAAATTTCTGTGAAATTTTCATTAGCTTTGGTGAAAGCTGTTCGCAAAGGATCACCTGTGCCATCATTTGCTGTTGTTCCTATACTAATTGTTTGTTTTGCCATTATAGTTTATCCGTTGTGATTAGTGTTGAGTCGGTAGATAACAAAGTATTGTCTGAAGTATACAAAATAACTGGAGGTACATACGTAGAACTATATGATGTATAAGTTTCAGCAAATCCATATTCATCATCTGGACCAGCAGTGTTAGGACTTGCTCTGGTCTGTACAGAAGATATAATCGAGTTCTGTGTATATGTATTTGCCGAGATAATGTCACCATTCGCCGAGTTGGCAAAATTCATATGTGTATTTGCAGTAGACAAAACAATCATCTTACTTGTCTTAACTGGTGGCCAGATAAATGCTTTGGCTGTGAATGTCAAGTCCCACAAAATCAAACGGGTACTCATCATATCGCCTTCATAATCCGTAGTCGTTGATACAGAATTTAATATGATCGGCATGTCATACTTCTGGTCCATGGCAGAAATAAAATCCATTGTTACAGTAAAATCTGGTGTAAAGAATGGAAGTATTTGTTCCATAATTTGAGCACCATCTTCTGTGTTACGAACATATACCGATAAGTTAAAATCGAAGTTGTATGGTATTGGTCCGTATTGAGATTTTAGTGTTGTATTATTTGCACCAACAGAAAAGTTTCGGTTAGTTGTAATACTTTTGCGACTAGAATCATATGACATACCTACCATATCAAATGAAATTCTAGGCACAGTTATTGCAACAGATTTTGTTAAGTCTGGATCGGAAGCCAAACGAGTCAAATATTTTTCTTTGGCACCATAAGACAAAGGCACTTTAAATCTTTCGACCTCGGTGGCCATATCTTTGGTATAACGAATTAACTGAATGTCGTTAAACAAACTGCCAAAACCTACGACAACTTTTCGTATGGTTCTGTTATAAAAGTGTGCATTACCTAGCATTAAGGTTCACCAAATGGGTTGTGTTCAGTGAAGTCTAATACATTGGCACCTTCATCTTGAATAATGTTGTTGTCTGCCACATCTTCAAACACACTGTCTGTTGGCATATCATCTGCTGAAGTTTCTAGTGCCCATGTTGCACCACTTGTTGCACCAATAATAGTTGCACCAACTGTAAACTGACCTTTGACATTAACCACATCTAAGTGTCGACCGGGATCTGTTGTGTGTACGGTTGCTTTGGCGTTTGCAGTTGCCAATGATGAACCTTGATAAACAAACTCACCAACTATAAATTTACCTGTGCCATTGACAGGTACATCCAAGCGTGTTCTCTTGTATGAATCAAATGCTTGTTCATCTATTTCTGTGCGGCCTGTTTGAATCAACTCATCAGACAATACAAATTGTTTAAGTTTCAATGCATAAACATAAACATTACCACCGCGGCCACGACCCAATGTGTAAAACATTGCTTGATCGTCTTCATGTTCAACAAAAGTTATTTCAAAAAAGTTTTGCATCAAAGGAATGTAAATTAAATCACCTTCCCTTGGACGGTTTGGTCCAGTGTTAATAACTAAGTCACCAAGTCTAGGTATACTATAGTTTGTGGCACCTGAGGCATACTTAAATCTGCGGCGAGAAATTAGTAGTGTTATTTCATCCCGAACCTCAAGACCAAACTTTGAAATAAAGTCTTGTTCGCCGTCCATACCCGTAACATTTTCCAGATATACTTCAATTGGAAATGCAACAGTATATTGTTTTAGTGGGTCTTCACCATATAGAGTGTCTGGTCCATTAGGATCAGCACTTGACCGTGGCAAGTAAAACACATCCATGCCATACTGTTGCATGGCCTCGATCACCAAGTCTTCAACTAGTAGTTGCTCTTGGGTAATTCCTGTTGGGAACGGTTGAAAGTAAAAATTTGTAGGCATTCATTAACCGGTCAAAATTTCTGGAGGTAGAACGTTGTACGCTTGCATCTCAGTTTCAATCTTATCAATTTCTACTTGTGCCTCTTGCATAATTCGAGGGCCATCTAGTGTGACTCCCCCTGGCATTTGAACACCAGCAAATTTAGACAGGTTGCTGCCCCACTGGTATTTAATTAAAGCCGTGGCATACTGTTTTAAAAATCTATCGTTCCAAACATCAGACACTCCAGTTTTTGTGGCTGTTGCGCCAGTCACACTGGTTGCCAAGTTTGCTGTTAGAAATGCTTGTGTTGGTGAAATGATACGATTAACTTGTGCGTCTTGCCCACCAACTGTAATGATATCGCCTTCAATGATTTGTTGGTCGATTGTTGTACCAGTACCTGTGATTAAGTTTGATGTGTTCGTTGATGTAAATGTACCAGTTAATGTTACTGTATCTGGCTCTAACTTACGATAACATTCAATAACCACATATTCACCTAAGGTTGCATCACGTGACCAATCAATATCTAAAAAGATTTTGTTTTGGTGGCGATTGAATCGGTGTTGTGGATAACCAGAGAACAACATGTTTAGTGTTGTAATGTGTTGCATTGTGATTTCATATGACACATAAGATACTGATGTAAAGTCATAAAGATCATGCAGACGCAACTGATAACGAAGGTCAAACATATTGATTGATGAATTAGAATCATCAAACGGAAAGATTTTGGTTACAAAGATAACTGGATCAGGACAGTAAATGAATTTGCGGTCAATATCGTCTTGTGTAATTCTGTGCTTCATGTAAATTTTTTCAACACCATCAAAATGATAGTCGTGAAAAAACTGAAGAGCATCATCAATTCGGTCATCTACTTGATCGTCATCCACATTAATTTGGATAACAGGAAACCCTAGTCTGCGAAGACAATAATCTTTAAATTCGGTTCTTGTTATTGGTGCAGCCATTTTTTATATCTTTAAATTGTAAGGTATATTTATAAGTTAAAAATTAACTTCTAGGGAAATCTGGAAATGGTACCCAATTAGTTGTAGCTTCATCCCACAAATATGGATAACCATCAGACGGGATTGCTATTGGTGCAACATATGATACTGCTGCTTCGTTCCAAACCCATGATGCTGGTCGTTCAGCATTAAATGCGTTTTCTCTTGCTTGTGCAATTTCTTCTGCTGTTGGTTCAGGCATGTTTTCTAAGTCTATCATTTTTTACCTTTATTATTTTAGTTTATTATTATGAACCGTAAGATGCAGCTGCTAAAGCAGCTCTAGCAGTACCAACACCACTGGTATCAGTTGCAACTACCCCAGTGTTTGATACTAGGTTCGTTAGTGATGATACGTCGGCCGCTTGGCCATAACCAAAGATAGCTTTATCAGTTCCATATCCAGCAGCTGCTAGTCCATACCTAGCAGTACCAACACCAGTAGTGTCCGTAGCAACCACACCAGTATTTGACACTAAATTAGTTATTGAAGTTGTTAATCCGTATCCAAATATTGCTTTATCTGTACCATATCCTGTAGCTGCAAGAATTCGTCTGGCTGTGCCGACACCTGTTGTATCAGTTGCGACTACGCCGGTGTTTGATACTAGGTTGGTTATTGCTGTTGCTGATCCAGTAATGAGTCCATATCCAAATATTGCTTTATCGGTGCCATACTTAGCACCGGCCCATTGGTTTCTAACACTACCTGAGGCAGAAGTATCAGTTGCAACTACCCCAGTGTTTGATACTAGGTTGGTTATTGCGGTGTTTTCACCATATGCAAATATAGCTTTATCGGTGCCATAACCAGCAGCTGCTAGGCCCGTTCTAGCAGTACCAACTCCTGCCGTATCTGTTGCAACAACTCCGGTGTTTGATACTAAATTCGTCATTGATCTGGCCGCGCTGCTGCTGTAACCATATCCAAATATAGCTTTATCAGTTCCATAACCTGCGGCCGCCAAATAATATCTTGCAGTACCAACACCAGTAACATCAGCAGCAACAACACCTGTGTTCGATACTAGGTTGGTCATTGATACGGTTGCATTTGAAATATTGTATCCATATCCGAAAATAGCCCTAATATTTGCAGCTGCAGCCGCATAAAAACTAGTCGGCCACAATCCAGCAAGTCTTCTGCTTCGGTACTCGTAACCCCAAAGTGGTCCTGTAATATTTGTATCTGCCATTTTTTATTATTTTAGTTTATTGTTTATGACAGTGAAAAACCAGCAGCTGCATGAAAATATCTAGCAGTACCAGAAGCAGCAGTATCAGTAGCTACTACACCTGTATTTGACACTAAGTTAGTTATTAATGTTCCAACAGTAGTTAATCCATGTCCAAATATAGCCTTATCGGCACCATATCCAGAAGCGGCTAAATTCATACGAACAGTACCCACACCAGTAGTATCAGTAGCAACAACACCTGTATTGGACACTAGATTGGTCACAGATATCTTACCGCCGGCACCCTCACCATATCCAAATATAGCTTTATTAGTACCATACCTAGATGCAGCAAGTCCATATCTAGCAGTACCAACACCTGTGGTATTGCTAGCAACAACACCTGTGTTTGATACTAGGTTGACCGTTGCAAGATAAGCACCAGCAAATCCATATCCAAATATAGCTTTGTCTGAATCGTAACCTGCAGCAGCCGGTTGCCGGCGTGCAGTACCAACACCAGTAACATCAGCAGCAACTACACCAGTGTTTGATACTAGGTTTGTCATTGAATAATTAGGTCCATTGTAACCATATCCAAATATAGCTTTATCGATACCGTAACCGGCAGCTGCCAATTCAAGTCTTACAGTACCAACGCCAGTAGTATTTGTAGCGACTACACCAGTGTTTGATACTAGATTGGTTAACGATTCTCCACCATTAGCAACCGAAGATCCATATCCAAATATAGCTTTATCATTGCCATAAGTTGCAGCTGCCAATCCATATCTAGCAGTACCAACACCTGTGGTATCAGTAGCAACAACACCTGTATTCGACACTAGGTTGGTTATCGACACATTGGTACCACTCGCATTGCCTCCATAACCAAATATAGCCTTTTGAGTTGCGGCCACTGTTAAGACATAAACACTAGTCGGCCAAAAGCCATCTGCTCTCAGATCATTCATACCACGCAACGAAAAAATGTCGTTTAAAAGACTCATTTGTTTTACTCGGTTGTATCGTTACCAATTAATCCAACAACATCGTTCTTTGTCAACAAAGATGTTTCATTTGGAATAAGGCCAACTAATTTAAGTGATTCTAGTGTTTGTGGATTGCTCATTGCATTTAACAATTTTGCAGGACTTGGTCTACCATTGGCAATAATTTCTGCCTGAATTTCACGCCCAACAGTTACAGTAAATTCATAGTTAGCATTTTCCTCAAACATCTCATCATCTGTATAAGGTGTGCCGTCTTCATGTTTAAGTCTTGTTGGTTCAACTTCAGTATAAAGTTCTGCCATTAACTTTTCCAATATCTTAATCTCTTTACGATTAAGTTCGAACGCATGTTTTTGGTCATCTAAGTGTGATTCTAATTCCAGAATTTCAGCCCGCAAATTTAAAATAAGGTGCTTTGCTGCCGGTATTTCTCTTAGATGATTCAACTCTTCTAGTTTAGCTTGATATTTAAGTTCAGCACATTCTTCAAGTACTGCTGCTCGTTTTCTACCGACTAAGAAGCCTTGTAGAGTTTTAATTTTTTCCCACGGTGTGCTACCAATAACTTGGTAACGATAGTTGAATTCAGAGTTTAGATTTGACGCCATAATTTATCCATAAAAAAGGTTGTTGTAAAAAAAATATTTAGGTCGATTAAATTCTATGAACCGTAAGATGCGGCCGCAAGTAATTGTCTAGCAGTACCAACACCAGCAGTATCAGTAGCAACTACACCAGTGTTTGATACTAAATTGGTTATTGCTGTATTTGTACCTGCATTACCATATCCAAATATAGCTTTATCAGTCCCATACCCCGCGGCTGCTAATCCGTTTCTAGCTGTACCAACACCAGCAGTGTCAGTAGCAACTACACCAGTGTTTGATACTAGGTTGGTCATTGACAATAATGCACCGGTGAGACCATATCCAAATATAGCTTTATCAGTTCCATACCCAGCGGCCGCCAATGAACTTCTAGCAGTACCAACACCAGTAGTATTGGTAGCTACTACACCTGTATTTGATACTAAGTTGGTTATTGCAGAATCTGATGGCGCGGTACCATATCCAAAGATAGCTTTATCAGTTCCATACCCAGCAGCCGCCAAAGCACTTCTAGCAGTACCAACACCAGCAGTATCGGTAGCTACCACACCTGTATTTGAAACTAGATTGGTTATTGCTGTGAATGCAGTACCATATCCATATCCAAAGATAGCTTTATCAGTGCCATAACCGGCAGCCGCAATTTCATATCTAGCAGTGCCTACCCCAGCAGTATCGGTAGCTACCACACCTGTATTTGAAACTAGATTGGTTATTGCTGTGTTGGGCGCAGCAAAACCATACCCAAATATAGCTTTATCGGTTCCATACCCTGCGGCCGCCAGCGCTCTTCTTATGGTACCTACACCGGCTGTGTCAGTAGCAACTACACCTGTATCCGATACTAAATTGGTCATTGATAGATTGGCGCTGGTATATCCATATCCAAATATTGCTTTTTTACTTACCAGTGGTGCCAGCTCATCAGTGAATGTTATTGAACCGGAACTGGTGAAAGTATACACTCTATAACCACCAGCAAGTGTGACTGTTGGTGAACCAGTGGTTGCTGTGGCTGCTGCAAATGTAGCAAGATAACGAACAATAACTATACCGGATCCACCGTTACCACCGTTTTGAGCGGTCTCGGTACCTTTGCCGCCGGCACCGCCGCCGCCAGTATTAATTGTTCCTACTCCAGTTGGGTTTGGATTATCTGTAAGAGAACCACCGCCACCAATACCACCAATGCCGCCGCCGTTAGTATAGGTATGTGACCCGCCGCCACCACCGCCATAATATCCCGAAGGTGCACCTGCGTTTGTGAATTGAGCAAAATATAATCCTGCGCCACCATTTCCGGGAACGTTAGATACACCTGCACCACCTACTGCACCTGCACCACCGCCACCGCCGCCTGTACCATTGCTAGCATTTCCAAAGCCGGCACCTCCGTTGTTACCTTGACCAGCAATACCAGTACCGCCGGCTTGGCCTGATCCAGTACCGTAGTTTGTTGATCCACCACCACCAGACCCACCATTTTTTCCATTGTTAATAGGAAATTCTTCATAGTTTGCTACTCCTCCTCCACCGCCAGTTGCAGTTATAGTTGCAAATACGCTATCATTTCCTTTTCTTCCTGCTGCGTCAACAGTCGTGGCGCCTGTTCCGCCAGCACCTACTGTAAC